CACCCTTGCGGGTGAGCCAGTGCGTGAGCACTGTTGTGCCTGTCGATTTAGACAGGGCATGCCTATTCACATCAGATGGAGTAGTTGCATGGCACCGATAGGACCCCCCCAGAATTCCGGGAGAAAAGACACTCGCGGACTTCCTGAGGGATACGATCCTCATATGTTATATGAGTATCGGTACCATGTAGCTAAAGAAAACGCTTCTGGTTTGGAGAAGTTTGCTTACCAGTATCTACCTAAGGAGTTTATTAAGTCGTCAGCTTTTGCTATCGACCCAACGGGCCCCTTTAAAGTAGCACCTGGTGTCATAACTCCTGCCAATCGTACCAAAGTGAGACAGACAGCCTCGGTTCTTAACCGCCGACAAGTCCATATTACTCGGAATGTTACCTCCTTTGCACCTCGTAGAAATTACGGTGGTGTTTCTGGTTGTAATAGTCCGTTTATTGAGACGATTGCGCCGGTACAGCCGGATGGTTATTTTGACTTGCGTCAACAAGAGCCATTTCCGGATGTACTCCATGATACTACGAGCCGTACACGTCTAATGGGAAGTAAACAAGGTACCTTGGATTATTTCAAGGGCTTTATTAACTCTCCCTCTAGGCGTGTTAGCACGCATATTGTCTACGATAACGTGTATAATGCATTTGAGTATCCACCGACCGATCCTTGTATCGTCCTTGCGGGCGGTACAGCTCACGATCATAATGGTGGTACTGATGTGCATACTAACGCAACCGTAGGCGCTGGAGCGTTCCTTTTATCGTCATCCTTCCATGAGATACGAAATCGCGAACAGTTATACAACACTGGCCTTATGCAAGCCAATGCTGTTAATCTGCTAAAGGGCTGGTCTCCTTTTAATCGGGAAACTACCCTCTTTCGCAATCTCGTTGAACTGCGAGACATTCCTAGAAGTGTTCTGCAATTACAGAGGACTTTGCGGAATCTCAAGACAGTGTTTTCTTCTCTTGCGACGTCCACTAGACTTCGAAAAATTGTTTTCGATCTCAAGCGTACGTCAAAAGACATCCCAAATGAGTATATGTCATACCATTTTGGATGGAAGCAAACCTGGAAGGATGTCAATGAATTGTTGGCTTCTCCCGGGAAGATCAGTAAGAGAGTTAAATTTCTTATTGATCGATCCGGAAAGCCAACAACCTTTCGCTCGAAACGATCTTTCGTTTCAGGTGCAAGTGGGGTCTCGGCCTTCGACTATGAACAGTTTGGTGATGAATATGCGCAAGCTTATTCATCCCGGGTGGAAAGAACATCTGAGTTGCGTTTAGTTATAAACTCAACTTTTGATTTTCCTCCGCCAACTGGCATGCGATTCTTTTGGAGAGAATACTACAAAAGACTCGGTATCGAACCACGTGTAACGGACGTTTATAATCTCGTCCCTTGGACATGGTTAGTTGATTGGTTTACTGGTCTTGGTAATTATGTCGAATTAATCGACAATATTAACCATGACCCGTCTCTTATCAACTGGGGTATGCTTTCCTGCCATACAGCAGGTAAGTATATCACCGATTACACGTCGAAGTCAGATCGTTACTACTTATCATCAGTCAATGGTGAGGCTCACAACGAGGGACAACCGTCCCGAGTTAGTAATCCTCATACCAGTGTCTATGACTTCGAGTGTCACACTCGAAGTGATGTAGCAACGATACTTGATGTGAAGACAACTGCTGAACCGTCAAGTATGACGGCTTATCAGCAGTCCATCATCGGAGCGTTACTTTCGCAACGCCTCGATTTTAGTCGCAAGGGTGGCTTTAAGCCACGCTCGTGACGTCATTTATTTCACAAGGAGACGTCTATGCTACCTGATCCAGTTACCGTTGCCGCTTCATCCCCGACGCCCAGCTTGGTGCTTAATATCATCAAGCAGGACGGTTACGGGTCTGAACGTGTTGATACTGGTGGTAACGGTTATTCCGTCATCATCAATCACACGCGTGGGAAAAATGGTAATCGACACTACGTTCAAATGACGCAGTCTGTCGATGCCACTGATCCTTACAGCGGTTTGATTCGGAAGCAAACTGCTTCCGTCTCATTCTCCATCCAGCGGCCTACGTTCGGCTTCACCGATGCAGCGATTGTTGCACTGGCGAAGGCTCTTACGGATTTCCGCGATGATGGAGAGGTAACCACTGCCAAGTTGATCCAGTTTCAATCCTGATGGTTCACTGGAGGAGACGATATGTCCCGTCCGGCGACTACAGGAAAGACCTGGTTCGCATTTGGCATGTTTATGTCTGGGTTTGCTTCGGGCTTGTTCTGTTTGTTACAGGACTCGCCTATTTGCACATCCATCACTAAAACATACCAGGCAACCCTTTAGGGGGGCCAGCAGTGAATGATCATTCGCTGATCGTAGAGAAAGGTAATATAGACTTGGAATCGCTTTCCTCAAGGAGGTAACGATGAAAAGTCCAATAGCTCTCCTACGAGACCTCTGGGTTGATATTCAGAGGTTAGATCCTGATGTGAAAGGCCTCAATCGTGATTTTCACACGATTGAGCAAAGGTTCGAACACGAGGGCTATGGGTTCCTAACCATAGCTTTACCGTCTTTAGATGATGCCCTTTTATTGGGCCTCTCCTCTGGACGGTTCACCTGCCCTTCTGGTTTTAAAATGATCAGAGGGGGAACAATCCCTAGATTTCTCTCGGGTATGTTCTGTGAAGTGTTCGATCCGTTCTCCGGTGTACTTAAACAGTCCCTCGACGAGGGGGTATTGAAGAGTCTTCATCAGATTCTTCGCCTGTTTAAGAAAACTCAGCTGTCTTCAGATGAGGAGATTACTCTTCACGAGAAGGCGGTTTCTGAGTTTTTCCGATGTGATGACCAAGCTCGTCAGGTTATATTGCCTGACTTGTTAAGTCATTTGATCGGGTGTGTCTCAAAGGTGATATTGTTCGACCTTTCATCTAAGTCGACCAGTGAATTCACCTTTAAGCACGGCCCCGGAGCCGTTGAAGAGGGCCTTAAAGCTAACCAGAAGTGGTCAGCCTTGTCGAACTCAATAAAGAATGAGGAGTTCGACTTAGACGCATATGGGTATGCTGACTACAGCGTGTGTCTTTCAGATTTATCTGAAAGAGCTGTAGCCAACGACTCGATGCGTCCCATAGACCCTTTTAGCGGAGTCTCTAGAAGCACTGCTAGGCTTATTACGGTTGCGAAGAATTCTACTTCACGCCGTACAATCACTGTGGAACCCTTGCTGAATCAATTTATTCAGCAGGGGCTTAATATCGCACTACGCGACAGTATTGTCGCCTGTCCGATACTCAGTGGTTGCCTAGCTTTAACCGACCAAAGTAAGAATCAAACCCTTGCTTTGGAAGGCTCCCTTTACGACAATTGGGCAACCATCGATTTGAAGTCCGCATCGGATCTCATGAGTGTTTCACTCGTGAAGACTGTATTCGGACATCATGCTTGGTTTTACAAGCATATGATGGCTTGCCGTTCTACCTCGGTAAAGAGCGGCTCTTTAACCGCTTCTGACCTTGGTAAATTTGCCGGAATGGGTAACGCTTTGACTTTTCCAGCACAGAGTATCTGCTTTGCGGTAGTTTGCATTGCAGCTATTCTGCATCAGAACCAAGAATATGGTTCTTACTGGCAAATTAAGCGTGCTTCTAGGCATATTCGAGTCTATGGTGACGATATTATCATAGATACTCGATATGCGCATCAGTGTGTGAACTGGCTTCATGACGCTGGCCTAAAAGTCAATGTCAAGAAGAGCTTCCTTCAAGGTAACTTCAAGGAAAGCTGCGGTGTCGAAGCGTATAAGGGTGTTGATATAACACCTTTATATATTAGGCACCGGCCAGATCAAACTTCAACAGAGCCTAGTGTTATTGGACATCTTGTAGCGCTCAGCAACCAAGCATGGTTGTGTGGGTACTATAAGTTTTCCACCTGTCTTCGGAATGAAGTTGAAGAGAGATTATTTACTCTCTCCCGCTTGTATCCAGAGAATCTGGTTCACTAGGGTGGCATAGTCGTCAAGATGCGATGACACCACATAAGTGGTGTAAGCGTACACATCAGTTCCTTACTAGGACTGCTGTTCTTATCTCTCTGAAAAGGAAAGATAAGCTCGACGGTTATGCCGCACTCCTCAAGTTCTTTCACGTTCCCCTTCTCGGGAGAGCGCGTAATCACTTGAATGAGTCTTCAATACGATATAAACTTCGTATTGTGTTGAAGTGGGTGCCGACCCTTTCTAGGGACGGTTTAAATCTTCAGGTTTGATCCTGAAGTCAGAGATGGCATCTCTTGGTGAGTTCTCATAGAAATGTGAGACTCACCCAACCAAATGAGTAAAATTGTTTGATTGGGAAACCAAGACGCTCTAGGC